ACTTCTAAGGCAGAAATGAGAAGAATAGCAGATGAGATAGGTAGGATGGTATCTTCTAAAATAAATAGAAGAACATCTAACAGGTCTTCGATGTGAGGTGATTAAGTGGTAGATTATGTTTATTTGAAACTACAAAAATTTAGTGGAACTGATTTGAATGTGGACACCATACCATTAAAAGTTCAATCTGTAAGCGTAGCAGTAGAAAAAACCGTTCCTAACATTAGCATTCCCTTTGCGGGATTAGCAACTGGTGAGTCGGAAAAAATAGCGTTAGATTTAGGAATGGCAACTAAAAGATTAACACTAACCGGATTTATATTAGATACACAAATAAAAAGAAGCCACACAGAAACGGGCGACCCTGCCACACCCATAGCATTAGAATTTACTGCTCAAGAAATAGCACAGTTGATTGCTTCAGGTGTGGATGCTACAGGATTAACTAGATACCAAGCGTTCAATGAATTATTAGTTTATATGGATTCTAAAGTAAATGAAAATTATGAAGATAGAGGTAAAGCGGCTGACTCCAATGTTGATAAATTAGGAACTATTATAGAAAAAATACCTCTTACTTTTGCCGCTAGGGGAGATGCTTTCAGTAAAGATAATACTAATATTGTTAGACCGACTTCATTTCCTTCTGCGAATTCAACTACGGGAATCAAAGGATTCGTTTCATCATTCAGTTATGATTTGAATGCGGAATCAGTAGAGATTAGTTTTAATATGGAATTTACAATAGCCACAGTATTGCCTTGAGGTGAATAGATGTCATACAGTATATTTGCAGGAAAACAAAAAAGTTTGGTTTTTCCTATAATGTGTAATGGTTTCTTAACAATTGATTATGCAAAGAATGTTCCCGATGCTACAACATCAGCAGATACTAGTGATGATATTCCTTATGGTATTTGGGCGCATAGAGGTTCATTTACATTTGAGGCTATAGTAACGCCATATGATATTAATGGGTCGGGAACATATACTTCTAATCAAGTTCATTTGCCTCAAAATTTCTCTAAAAAAATATTTCCCGAAAGCGCACAAACAGCCGGATTTGTCTCAACAGAAGAAAGCAGTTTGTATATGTATAAAGGTGAAAGGCTAGACCACAGAATGACATTATTCTATAGCCCAACTTTTCAAGTATTTCTACAGAATGTATCTAAGCATAACTATAGAAATCCGGCAGAATACAAAATAGTCGTAAAATTAAAACTCGGCAGTAATTCTATTGAAACATTTACTAGCCCTATAGCAATACAGCCAACCAAAGACACATATGTAAAATATTCATCTTCCGATACTTTCAATGGATTAGATGCAAACGGCAGAACTGCATTTATAAAATTAGGAGAGTCTGCCGTAGGTTCTTTTGGCTATACCGGAGGAAATATGAATGGAACATTTGTAGTGCATAATAGTGCATTTCCTGTCAATTCAACTGTTCATGGGGCGCAGGATGTATTTGTTAAGGATGGAGATTCTTATTTTCAAATAGGAACACTAAAGAATCTAGCCACTACTTTTCTTTCTATTCATCCTAATAGTGGGCCAATTACAGACTATACTTCTCTATTGAATTCCGGAGCAGAAATATTTATTGAAGCCGAAAAAGATTGTGCATATGTAAATAATCTTTTTCATGTTGCCTGTTCTTATGATGATACCGATAAGAGAATAAATATATTTTTAGATGGTAGTTTAATATTTACAGGCACTAGTTCTAATACAGAAACATTTGAGTTTTTAAGAGAAAATATGTATATTGGTGCTAATGCTACTGGAACACATGGCGGTGCTTTTAATGCTATCTTAGAAAATAGGGGAGCAAGAGGGGGAGGAACGAATGCCGATTCTAGTGCAGTAACCAATGAACAATTTATGGGGGAATTACATGAGATGTCTTTTGTAAATATAGTTAGGAATCAATTTTCTAGTATAACCAATCTCACACCCAACTATGCTAATACTTTGCTTTACCTTAGATTCGAGGAGGTTGATGTCTAATGGCTATAGATGTAAGTCCTAATACACAGGCCAACAGGGATGAGTCTCCAACAAACCCTAAATTTGCAGATTCATCAATCAGTAATGGAGATTTAATGGCTGTTATAATTCAAACACATCCAAGCGGAAATCCTATCTTTACTATAGGTAGTGAACTTTCTAATAAAGCGAATACCAAAGGATTTAGAATAAAACATGATATTGATGGTAGTAATCTATTAACTCTATCTTCTTTTGGAACAGTTGATTATTTTGTTTTATTATATTCGGATGACCCTGCTAAACATCATTTTGCTAAAATAACTAATCTAATAGTAGAAGATAATGGAAACGGAACTACTACTGGAGATGCCTTTGAGTTTGAACCGAGAATGGGTAATGAAATACCAAAAGGAACAAAATATAGAGTTATCACCGGAGTAAATAATGATACTCATAATAACTCTATAGTTGCGCTATCAATCGGTTTAAAACAAGAAACTACTTATAATTTAAAGAATAATATTGTTTGTGCAAGACCGCATTTTTATTTTTATAATAATAGAGAACTAGGAACTTACGCAAACCCTCCGATAGCGGGAGAAAATTCTCACGGTAAAATAGATAAGGAAAATGAACTAAATCATAATTATAAATACATGGCGACTATAAATTCTAGGACTGGAAACGGAACAATACAAATGGGAGTGAATATTCCTAATTTTCAGGTAACAGGAACTACGGGGATAGTATTTAGAACACAACAGGATTTTGGTAAAAGAATCATTGATTACAGCAAATTTGGATTGAAGGTAACAATGACAGATGTATTAAGAAACATAGATGAAGATGGATTCGGAACAACATCTTCGGGTTCTACTCTACTTAATTATAGTTACAATTTGGGTCAAAGTAATACTATTACTACAGACTATACCGACTATGCAAAAGCATATCCAAGTGCTAAAAGAGTTGCCTCTAATTCTTTAGGTTCTTCTTCTGCTAATCCTAACCTATTCAATGCCGGAGAAATTAGATATTTACACTACGATACTTCTCCGAAAAGTGCTAACATAGTTACGGGAGTTTCTCAACATGAGACAGAAGATTCAATAGAGCAGGGTAGTTTTTCCGAAACTAGAATTATAGATAATGCTAGAATTATGCGAAAAAAGATAGAGGAACATACTCTATACCAAACAAAGCAATTAGTTCACATTGGTAACTTAAACGACTTTGTTGATTTAAAGGCCACATATTCTTCTACTTCATCCACGAATGTATTTGTCTTTGATACTGAATACAACTTACAAACAGTATTAGGAGTTGGAGACGAAATAAGATTAGGAACTACAATTATGTTAGTAGAGACTGTTAGCGGTTCTTCAATAACAGTAAGAGCAGAAAAAAGAGAAGCAGGAAAGAATACATTTACTTCTGTTGCTTTTACTCCAACTGTAGGAGATACTCTACAAAGAAGGGCTTTAGATTATACAAACCAAAGAATATTCACAACTATGGATTTAAGTGGTGGAGTTGATAAATTAGAAATACTTTTTACATCTGGAAATCTTAGAAATTTATTTGGAGAAGTCACAGCAAAGAATATTGACCAATCAACTTTAACTTTTAATGGTCTTTTAGAAAATAATGACTTTAAAAGTTATTATGGGGTAGAAGCAGTTAAGTTTGCTAAAGGAGAATATAGAGTATTTTCTACAAGATTCACTGGAGAAGTAGAAGAGATTAATCAAGTAAAAGAAGAAGGTCAAACCTATTTAGATATAAAAGGAAGAGACTCGATGAATAAACTTCTTTCTCCTGTAGTGAATAAAGATACAGTATTTAGTGAGGACATTATTTATTCTAGTAATAGTCCGTATAATAAGTTAGGTAATATAAAAAGCGGAAACACATACAGTTTATCCCTCGGTGCGACTACTCTTGATACTAATATATTAGACGGTGCAAATAATTCATTAAATGGTTCTAATTTCGACAACTATCCCGTTGTTGGAAGTGATTTATTTAGTGAAAATGGATATATAGGTAGAGTAACTGCTGTTGATGTCCATAATACGGATAAGGCGAGTTTTACCATAACTAGAGCATTAACTAGAGTCATAAATGAACCAATTTATGTAGAAACCGAAAGAAACTATATATTTACAAAGGCATTGGGTTCTTCTCATATTACTTCAATCTCGCCCACTTCACTAATAGGTTCTTCAAACAAGGGGGTTATTTTTACAGCAGGTAACATAGCAGGAGACTTTGATACTGATGGAGATAATTCTGTTGATACTGACGAAGGCGATACCTTAGTCAATGCCTCTTCTTTTGGTTCATTTAACTTTACTACTGGAAAATACACCACTACTGATGAAAGGGCTGTAGGTTTTCAAATCCATGAACCATCTAGTATAGCAAATGACAATGCATTTCAATGTAAATTAAAAGATGAAATGGGTAATAATGGATTCTCTAGTTTTAACACAGTAGATACTTTAATAGATTTTGAAGTTGTTTCTACGACTAAAAAAGATAACATAACTGAAATAGAATTAGCACCATATATGCCTTTATCATTGGGTAGAAAAATAAGATACGAAGGGGCAGTTAATGATAGAATAGAAACAACATATGTTCAAGCAGGGATAGTTTCATCAATAAACAATGTCGGAAGAGTTAGTTCTTTTATAACGAATTCTCTACATGCTTCAGTAAAAATAGGCGACCCGCTATATGCTCAAAATTTTGACCAATCACAAACCTTAGACAAAGGTTTTATTGGATATGTTCAAGATATAATTGTATTAGATGAATCTGCTAATCTAAGAGGCTCAAATAATCCTTCAAGCAATACTGCAAAACGACGAGTTATATTAGACAGAACAAATATTAACGATGCCGATGGTAATTTAATATTAGAATTTGATATTAATGATGTTATTTTCGCTTCTGTTAGAAAAAGAAATCATATGAATTTTATAAATTCAGCACATCTTTGGGGAGGTAAAATGGTGACGATACCTCATCTAAGAATTTCTCAAGATACAGGTGTTGGGCTAGTTCCTTTCAATATGAATTTAAACTCTAGTGATTTAAATAAAGAATTAGGTATGTTGATATACAAACCATTCAATTCCGATACTAGAAGACTAGGGCATGAAAAATATTCATTTGTAGAACAACCCGCTTCTACTAATATAACGAGAAATCAAATATATGATATTAGAGAACATAACTTTACTAAAAACTTTACATCGTATCAGTTTAAACCAAATGTTAATTCCGGATTAAATAATGTTATTGAAGAAAATAAAACAGACAGTAATAATAAAATACCATACGATATGAGAGGAATGAGTAGTCCGTTTGGTTCTAATGTTACTGTTCATAATAGAGTAAATAGAGGTGCTAATTTTAGTGGTGCGCCCATTCAAACCCGCATAGATTCGTTCTCTCCTATAAATTACATTTATGAAAGTAAAGACCATTCATTTTCTAGATTATTTTTATATGTAACTACAGATATTCTACCTCCTCATATAAGCAGAAATACTAGTTTGTTTTCTAGTAATAAGACTATTAATAATTATAAACTTCTATTGACTGATAATACTAATAAAACTAACAATGATAATATAATTTTACAAGATTCTAATTATCAAAGTCTTTCCTTTACTACCGATGTTGTTCTTTCTAATCTTGTTAGTTTCAATTTGATGAGATTAACTGAATGCGTATATGATGAAAACTTTATTTTGATTAATCCTGAAAAAAAGACAGATGATATTCTTATTAATACTCCTTCTACTTTTGAAGAGAGAATATATCAAAGAAGCCAAATAACAGGAAATAGCATAAATTCTATTGATGGAACAACCGACCAAATATCTTTTGTTAATCCAATATCTTTTGATGGAGGTGAAACTATTTATTCTGCTGATGGTAGTTTTATTGGTGTTGTTAGTGGCCAACATAATAATCAAACGACCATACAATGTGACACTAGTTTCAAAGTTCACACTCCTAATTTCTCTCAATCTCATTCCAATCCCGTTAAAGTTAAACAATTCGCAATAGCAACAGTTAGAGGGAGAGATAAAACAGACAGTATAGATGCGTCTCCTACCAATAAATACCATCCATTAAAAGGTGCTATTATTCCTAAAGATTTCGATAGTAGTCATCCACAAAATTCTAATTACGATTATGGAGAATTTAGCGGTGACTATGCCTATGCAAAAAATGGAGGTAGTGCAATAACATTACTTCAAAATTCGGAAGTAGTATTGCCTAGTATTTATCCCAATGGATTATTTACTAGTAGTTCTTATGTTTCTACTACAAATGGAGCAGTAATAGTTCCTAGAGGTGAAATGCTACAAAGTAGCAAAAACAATCCATATGGAGGAACAATAGGTGTTATTTTAGATAGATACGGAATAGAAGATTCACACCATAAGTTAGAAGCAGGTAATTGCACAGGTGTTTTAGGAAATAGTGTAGGCGGAACAGCAATAGGAAGCATTGGCGGTTCGGGAGTAGAAATAGTTACAGTTAGGGCATCTACTCATTTTAAGCAGTTTTTTACATCTAGCGATACTAGCACACATGATTATGGGACTAGCGATTACCGTTCTCCTGCTGATGGTGCTTATTTAGGATTTAAACTTAGATTATTTTACAATTCTTCTTTATCGGGTATGTCAGCAAGTGTTCCACATATTTCGTCTTCGGGTAATATATTTAAAACTGCTATAAGCCCACAACATTCTGTTAAAAGTGCTTGGCTAGCATATGTTGATTTAACCGGATGTTACTTAGTTCCCGAAAGCGGTTCACCGACAGAAAACTCGGTAGATTCTATAATAGGAGTGAAGACAACCCCAATTTATGTCTATGCTCATGAAGTAACAGCAGGAACTACAACAGTGGAACTTTATACAGAATCGGCATTAACCAATGGTACTGCATATAGAATAATGCAACCCAATCCAGTTTGTATGTATGAATTTTCTCCCGAAACTATTGAATTATTCGTTCCTAGAGGAGAATACACAAAAAAAGCAAATAGTGATGAAATGTATGGGAAGCAAGAAAATAACTATTTCTTTAACGAAGGTAGTAGGCAGTTTGAAACCACCAACGAAGCCGTTTTGTCTATGTATGTTCCTTTAGATATACATAAGAATGTAGGAGGCACTACTATTTTATCCGACATAGTTCCGAAAGGAGATTATGATTTATTGTTCAGTGATGGCGATGAGTCTTTTAAGTCGCCCACTAAAATAAATATCATAGATTCTGCTAAAACACTGACAATCAAAGACAAAAAGAAACTAAACGGAGTAATATCGGTTTCCGAAACCTTTGTAGTGAATTCATTAGAAGAATTAAAAATAAATCCAAAAAGAGCGTGTATCGGCTCTACTGTTACAATAGCCGACGAAACAGAAACTATCATTAATGAGATATTTGAAGAAGAAGGTATAGAATTTACTAACACTGTTCCCACATATCCATTATTTATAGCACCGGAGTTTAGAGGGGTTTCTGCTTTTACTGCTATTAATTTCCTACTTAAGAGAAAAGACTTAAGGTTATTAGAAACAGAAGGGGTCTTTTCTGTAGTTCCTCATAGGGATTCTAGTCTAGTAACAAACATACTTATTGATGATGATAAGTTGATAGAGTTTCAATCTACTAAAACAACATTTGACTTTTATAATGAAGTTATTGTTTATGGTGCGTCGCATAAGGGTATTAAAAGAAATTTGAACAGTATAAAGAAAATAGGTAGGAAAACTTTGGAAGAAGTTGATTCTAGTTTAATTACCCAACAAGATGTAGACGAACAGGCTTCTAGGCTTTTAGACTTACACGGTAATCTAAACATAAAGCACAAAATAAAGGTAATACCAACAGGTGTAGAACAAGTAAAAGCAGGAGATATAATACAATTTGAATCTAAACAAGAAAATATCGGACTATCTAATTTCTTAGTATTGAATGTAAATCACGAATTGTTCGGCTTTGTTACTTTAGAAATAGGAAGATACTCTAAAAGATTAGAAGATGTATTTTCAGAACTATTACTTAAAACGCAGAATAATGCGAATAAAAACAGGTCACAAGACTATATATCAAAAACCCCTTCTTTAGATTTCTTAGAAAAAATTAAGGTTAAGCCAATCTCTCTAACCATTAGAAAAAGAGAAACTTCGGGAACAACACTAGGGTTTACAACAACACTAAATACAAACACAACCCCACTAGGTATAGGTGGTTCTAGCACAGCAACCTTGCTGAAAGAGGAGGACTTGATATGATAACAGAAAAAATGAGAGAATTTATTGCTACACAATTAAACAACGCATTAACTGGTGGTTCGGGGGCTGTTGGACAAGGAGGAAACTCGACTAACCCAACTAACAATATATTAGATGTTCCTCTTGTAACAGGACTTTCGACAACAGTTAGTCAAACAGGAGGCGTTATAGATGTTAAATTAACAGTTTCCGGTTCTGCATTAAGTGGAAAAACAATTAGAGAAGTTGGTCTTTTTAATTCTACACCCGATATGCTTCAAAGAATTAATTTTGACGCAGTTGGGCCGATAACAAATAGTGAAATTCTTGAAATTTTTATAACAATGGAGGTAGAGTAAAATGGTAAGTAACCCTAATTTTTTCAGCACATCAAGTAATGGAACCCCGCTTAATCAAATAAGAGACGCAGTAGATTTTCCTCATACTGGATTAATTAAAGCACTAAACGGGGCTATGTCGGATAGGGCTATTATTAGTGGGTGTGATATTACTATAAGTAATTCTTCTGCACAAGGAAGCACTGGAAATAATTTTGTTACTGTTACTGCGGGAATAGGAATAATAGAAGGAAAAAGGTGCGGTATAACTGGTAATGCTCAAACTATAGCGGCTGCTCCTCCGGTAAATAGTTTTCATTTAGTGGTTGCACCTAAACCATCTTCTAGTGGTTCTACACAAATAGTTTTGAGAACTTCTACTACCACAAATACAATACCTGATTTAACCGCAGGAGATACCATAGTAGCAGTAATAAAATATTTAGGAGGTTCTACCGCACCGGAAATACAATACTTAACTGCGGATAAAAAAACTAACAGTTTGAGTATTGCTAGAGAAGATTCTAGTGTATATACAGAAGGATTAACAATACAGTCCACTACAAATGGAGATATAGAAATAGAAGGAAAAGAACAAGATAAAGATATTATTTTCAAAGCAAATGATGGAGGAACACCAACCGAAGTGATGAGAATTGATGGTTCTACATCAAGGATTGGAATTGGAACTAATACTCCTGCTACTATGTTGCATTTAAAAAGTAGTGGAACAGGAGAGCCTAAAGTTACTTTGGAAAATAGCAACGATGATTCACAAGAACCACAATTAGAGTTTAAGAAAAACGGAACATCTCCTGCCAATAGTGATGATTTAGGAATTATTAGATTTGTAGGGGATGATAGCAACGGTTCAGCGCATCTTTATGCTTACATGATGTCAGATGCCGAAAATGTTACAGCAGGAGCAGAAACAGGAAGAATTTTCTTTTTTGTATCTAAAGCAGGAACAACCGTAGAAATGTTAGGTTTATCACACGATGAAATAGTTGTTAATGAAGCCGGAGAAGATACTAATTTTAGAGTAGAAAGTGATACTAATGCAAATATGTTGTTTGTAGATGCAGGAAATGATAGAGTAGGAATAGGGACTAATACTCCATCTGCTACATTAGAAGTTGCTACCGGAGGAACATTTAGAACTCCTAGATTACCTACTGTTGGTATAGGAAGTCCCACTACTTTAACAGAAGCAACCCACGCAGGGGCGTATTTACTTTGTGGGGCAAATGTAACTTTACCTGCTACTTCGAGTCAAGGAGAACATTATACTATTCTAAATACAACAACTGGTAATATTACTGTTGCTAGAAATGGTAATAATATTAATAATGCGGCTTCCGATATTACAGTTGCTACACATAATGGTGTGACTTGTATCGCTGTCGGTCAAAATGATTGGATTGCATTAGGAGTTTGATTACTTTGTATAACGCTATTGCGGGTTCTTGTGCTGAACAAGAGGCTAATGCAGGTGGTGGCGTTCCTCCTCCGGTTCAAATTCCTTTTACAATAGCGGTTGATGCTTCTAGTGGGGCTAATAATGCCATGACAGGAGCATTACACAATCAGTCACAAAGTAACGCAGGAGGTAATATTGGAGTGTATATAGATTTTGCAGATGGAACTTCGGGAACAAGTGCAGGTCAATCTACTTATGGAACAGCATCAAGTCCTACAAGAACAACTCAAATTGCTCATGTTAGAACAAGTGAAGTTGCCGCTTCTTACAATACTGCTCCCGTATTTGGTATGTTTTTATTTTTTGGAGGATATATTAGACAAGGAAATATGGGGACAATAAGTAATATCCATTGGCAAATACCGAGTAGTGTTACAAGTTCATTAAGTAATGGCACATTTGTTGTCCCTCCGAATGAAGTTTCGGATACTAATGAACATAATCAAAACAATATATTAATAGATGGCCCAAGCACAAATAGTGGCACTTTTACTTTTATTCCTCAAGGAATTTATGGTAGTATGGCTAAAAGCATTGGTAGTAATTTTCGTCTATTCGGTTTAAGTTGGGGAGGAGGTAGAGGAAGCCCTACATTCCCTGCTGTTAATGATACAATATCATTTATATTTACAGTAGATGCTGATATAAGCGGAACTACTCACACAGTAAGGCATGAATTTATTATAAAATTTATTTGAGGTGATAGAATGACAAGAATACAAGTTAATATTCCGGAGGGAGTTTCGGGCAATTTTGAAGTAGCACATTATACCGACCAAACAACTGATAATCAATGGCAAATATACTTAGAATTGAAAGATGAAAGTCATTCTAACTACTGTGTTTTAATTAAA